GAGCAACTGTTATTTGTTCCCATAATTCCAATATAGGGGAAAGGCCGCGGTTCGGGTTAGATGAATAAATAAATCGGTTTTTAACCCTTGTTGAATTTATTTCGTCTGTTACGTTCAATTGTATTTTTTTTGGAAATAATTCAAATTCAATACCATTCGCAATGATTTGAATTTTATCCTTGAGGAGTGGATATCTATTTTAAAAACGTTCTTTGTGCCAATTCGTCAAACAAATACATTTATCTATTACGTGATGCCATTTATTTATGATTGTGTTATCATCTAATTGATTAGATGAGTTATATGGCAATAAATATATATCATGCGCCCAAACAATCACTTGTTTTGTTTCAATATACTCAAACATTTCAAAAAATCCAATATATCGTGAAATAATAATTGCATGGAACTTATTATTTTTAATAAATGCTTGCAAATTATCCAGATTAATATATTGAATATTATCAAATTTTTCTTCTATAACTGCGCCTCCAATGTATATCTCCATATTTTTTGGAAAATATTCACTTACATATGCAACTGCTCTTTCGGATCCACCCAAAAAATTATGTTTTCCATATGTTGAATTCCAATGATTATAACTAAATCCAACATATATTAAAATTTTGTTGCTCTCAATGTTTTTATCTATTGTAATCTGTTTTGGTTCTACCAAATTTGAAAAAAATATTAAATTATCCTTATTTAACCACTCACTAGTGTATTTCCATAAGAGACTATTATCCATAAATTGAGTATTGTTATATTGAAGATATAACAAATTTAAAAAATCTTCACAAAGACGAAAGAAAGATGGATTATTTACTTTGTCTATAAAAAATTTTAAATTGAATAATAAACACCCAATATACCATTTATCCACTTGAACCCGTTTTTTATTAAAAATAATTTCAAACATTTTAATACCAATATCATATTTTTGCAGTTTTTGGCAAATAATTATCATATGATAAGGTAAATAAAAATCGTATTCTAATATATTCGGTGATAACCATGAATTTATTTTTCCTGAACTATTGTTGATATATTCATTTTCAATAAGCGAATAGAATGAAAACGCTATCTCATTCATCTCTTTCCAACCATAATATTTTATTAATTGATATATCCCTTCTACACGGGTTTTATCATATTTATAGGATTCAATCAAATAAAAAATTCCTTGACCATGATTATTTTCTTTTTCATATATTTCCCAAATTTTTAAACAAGCAATATATTTTTCTTGGTTTGTTTTTTTATCATTTGTTAATTGTGTTTTAAATTCTTCCAGTCCTATATTTTTTTTTTCAATTGTATTTGTAGGTGTATTCGTATTTGTAGATGTATTCGTATTTATAATTGCATCAGATGGTGCATATGCATTTTTTATAACAAAAGACAAAAAATCATTATCTGACGACATTTTATATTTTAAAGTATAAATTATTATTTATATTTTAACTTACTTATAAATTGTTTTTGTTGTTTTTGTTGTTTTTGTTGTTTTTGTTGTTTTTGTTGTTTTATTATTGAATATATAGAAAATATGGAATAAAATAAACAGCGATAATTGTAGTAATAATATTTGTATTTGTTGTATATTTTGCGAGTATGGACGCAAAAAGAGCAGAAAATATGACAATTAAACTATCACCTAAAATAGCGGAACCACCGACACTTTTTGCATAATCTTTAAATAAATCCAGCATCTGATTTTTACCACGTGGAATCAATGTGAAAAATCCATAAAACAGTATATCGTGTATCGTTTGCAGACCTAATAACAACAAAATAAATTTCCAAATAGAAAATGTGTCAAAAATAAATGGATACAAAAAACGTGCAATAATAATGCCTAAAACAACGATTAGTACATCAGCAATAACCGCAGATAGGCGATATGTTTTATACCATGTTTGTAAAGCGCTTGGTTTTGTTTGCGATAGCGCTAAAAATAATACAATAATTTCCACGAATAATGCACCATTTAATATTGGCAGATAATCACGCATATTTGAAAAATGAGAAATGTCTTGAAAAAAAACCATTTATAATGGAATAATATTTTTTTATATTTTAAAAATTTATAACAAGTTTTTTATAAATTTTTTTATAAATTTTTTATAATTTTTATAAAAATTTTTATATAAAATTTATGGTTCAACTATTGGTTACCAATCTCGGCGCAATATTCATAGTAATAAGCTCCTGGAATAACAGCTTGCACGCATAAGGAATTTCCACATAGGCAAAGTCCGTCCGATTGTCACATGTTCTGCACCGATGAATATGCATTTTATCGTTATACGATGCAATCAACCCACATCGTTTGCACACATATACTTGATACTTATCTGACGCATCATACATTCGCCCACGTGTGAATCGCGACGCTCCATGCGAAACCATCGCATCACGCTCCATCTCACCAAATCTTAGACCACCATCGCGCGACCTTCCTTCCGCCGGCTGTCTCGTTAAATTTACCATGGGGCCAATAGAACGGCTATGTTGTTTATCATTTACCATGTGCTTTAGCCTCTGATAAAATACCGGTCCAATAAATATAGTGCATTCCATTTGTTCCCCGGTAAGACCATCATATAAAATCTGGTTTCCATTTGATTCGTAACCGACATCTTGAAGTGCCTTTGATATGGTATTTATATCCAGGTCGCCAAAACTCGTCCCATCTCCAAATAACCCAAGTTCCAAAAGAACCTTTCCAAGAAGGGTTTCTTTTAACTGGGCAATTGTCATACGAGACGGAATCGCATGTGGATTCAAAATTAAATCTGGTTTTAAACCGTCTTGTGTAAAAGGAATATTCTCTTCCGGAATAATATTACCAATCGTACCTTTTTGCCCACTTCGCGATGAAAATTTGTCACCAATCACCGGCTTTCTCACTGTTCTCAAACGTACCTTTGCAAAATTATAACCATCTCCATTCCGGTCAATATAATTTTTATCAATATACGTTTCTTCATCGGTGCGATAAATACGGCTCTGGTCTTCATATTTGATGACCTTTGTATGGTCATTGCGATTTTCCTTGATAGGGGTAATTTTGGAAATAATAACATCACGATTTTCTATACGCGTATTTTCTGGAACAATACCCTTGCTATTAACCTTGTTATAATTAGCAAACTTCATTCCTTTTGTTTTTGCAGGGTCCGGCTTGCACCGGATTTCTTCATCGCCATTAATTTTTTGTTTATCCTCATCGCGTTCCGTATGATAAATGGTTGCCTGAAATAAACCACGGTCAATAGAACCTTTATTGAACAACAACGAATCTTCCTGATTATAACCAGTATGTGTCATAATGGCGACTATCGCATTGAATCCAGACGGAATCTTGTTAATATGTATCATATCCATCACGCGCGTATCTACGAGAGGACGCGCCGGATAATTTAACACATACGCTGTTTTGTCCATGCGATTTTCGTAATTTGTAACATAAACGCCCATTGCCTGTTTTGCCTGCGCCGTCTGATACGTATTTCTAGGGGATTGATTATGTTCTGGAAATGGAATACATGACGCCAATACACCAAATATCGTACTCGGGTGAATCTCGCAATGTGTAAATCTACAGATTTTATCTTGCTCTTGCGCTAAAATAATATCGGTCGGCTTCATCGCAATCATGGACCCAGCTTGTTCTACCGGGTCAATATATTCTAATAACGAATCCTCCATTTTGCAATTTGTTAAAAGGTCGTCCCAGGTTAGAGTATTATTATTGAGTCCATTGATAATAGATTTTTTAATTAAAAGTGTATTGTTTTTAACGCGCAAAACAGGACGTGTTAAACGCCCACTGTCATTGCATACGCGAATTTCGTTTTTCTTGTAATCAAATAGAATAGATGTATAAATATTAATAATGCCGCAATATTTTTTTTCCTTTAATTGATTATATAATTCAACCGGTTCATCCGAGATACCGACCCACGCACCATTGATAAATACTTTTACCTTGCCGTACATATCCATAGGCGACAATGTTTGAATATCTTTGACATGTGGCATGATATATTCGTATAATGGCAATGAATTGGAATGAGTGGTAATATGCGTCATATAACTTAGATTTTTCACAATACCAACCGACTGACCTTCTGGCGTTTCTGCCGGACATAAAAATCCCCACGATGTATTATGCAGCTTACGAGGCGGAATAAGCTTCCCACTTTTATCGGTAGGTGTAGAAATTCTTCGCGCATGACTCAAGCTACTGACATAAGTTAAACGATTTAGTACTTGCGCAACACCGACCTTGTTGCTATTGACGTGTTTGATGCCAAAATCGCCAGTAGAAAGCGCGCGTTTCAAACCATTCTCAATCGTAGTAGATTTTATAATTTTATAAATATTTGTCATGTTCAAAATATTCTGATAATCATCTGTGGATTTCCAAGACCCCGTATTGATTTCCTTGATAATCTGTTTCTCCATGTCTTTTACCAATTTATTAAAGTAATTTCGGAACAAGTTATTCAAAAGGGTTCCCGTCAAATCAATGCGCTTGTTTAAATAAGAATCGCGGTCATCCTGCTTCGTCCATCCAAAGTTCGCTTGGAGCAATTGATTTGTCATATATCCGAGGAAATAAATTTTTTGGTCGGCCGTTTTGCAGTGAGGGAATAAATCATTCGTTAAAATATCCATGGTAAAGTCGTGCTTCTTTTTGGCGCCGGTTTCCTTATCCATATTAATCGGCGTATACATCACGTGTGTTGTGATATACTTGATGCATTCTACCTGTGTTAGAAGAGTATTTGCTTCAATAATTGAAGCCTGCAATCCATCTAGCATCTGAATATGATTTTCATTTCGCAGGTCAAGCAAAATTTTCTCGCAGATTTCTTTATCTGCTAATACGCCGAGTGCGCGGAACAGGATAAACAGGGGAATCACTTGCTTCACGCGTGGTATCTGAACGCTCAATGGAGTTCCAAAGCCATTATTTTTTGAGGATACCATCATATTAATCTGTTTTGGCGAGATGCATTTATGATCAGGGACCGATTTTACCTCCGCCATCCACGTATATTTTGTATTATTTTTACTGACATTGAAGCAATAGACCTTATTCTCGGCCGCGCGCTCCTGACCAAGAACGGTTTTCTCTGAACCATTAATAATAAAATAACCACCCGCATCAAATTTACACTCCCCGGTTTGATTATGTTCTACGTGCTTATATTGCGTCAAAACGCAAATACTGGACTTTAACATAATGGGCAGCTTGCCCATGTGAATTTTGGGAAGAACTTTATAAAATGTCTGCACGTTTTCCAAATTTTCTCCATTACGTACAACAAATTTTACATTAATATCAACAGTCATGGCGGAGGCATATGTGAAATTTCTAAGACGGGCCTCCTGAGGAAACATTAACTTGGTTGCGCCATTATTCTCGTGAATTTGGGGGCGGTAAATATTAAAGTTTTCAAAAGTAATGAAAATTTCTAGAGAATGTTTTCCGGATTTCGGGTCAAAATCTTGTTCGGATGCAACATGAACAGGGTTGAACATTTCAATCGTTTTAATAATTTGATAACTGACAAAATTATTATAGGATTCCAGTTGGTGTCGTACTAACCGCTCCAAATGGTGGCCCTTAAAATATGATTCAATAATAGTCCATGGCGTTTCAATATACGGGTCTTTTTCAATATCAGAATTATTCTTTTCCATTTTTTCTTTGTTTTCTTTATTTTCGTTATTATCTTTATTATGATCCATGATTATAGGTGTTGAATCTATATTCTGGTTATTTACTATTTCAATTTGTTTCTATATTGTTTATAAATATGATTTGCGGTTTCACAAATCATATTACAACGTTTTATTCTACGTTTTACTATTATTTTATAAAATACTTTTTTACTTTTTTACATTATATTTTGTAATTACGTTTCATATAACTAATTAACATGGATGTTGCAATTGTTTTCTTATATATTTCCCAATTTTCTAAAAATATGGGAGATTTCACGTGCATATCAAGTATTTTTTTCATTCGTTTTTCAATTATACTGGAATTTACTGTTGGTTTGTAATCATTCACAGAATTATAATAAATAAATGATGTAATTGTATTCAAAATTTTATTAGTAATTTGATTTTCTAAATCACGATGTCTTTTATATTGCACACCATAATTTAAATGTTGCAACCCAAAAAGTTCATTATAATAATAATTTATTTCTGGATGTTCCATAAAAAGATCAAGAGTTTCGGTAAATTTTTGATATAACGTGTCAAAATTTTGAATTGCCTGCATAGCACTCGTCTCTTTTTGTGATACAATGGTTAATATGAGTGTTGCACCCAAAGCCAAGGCTCCCAAAGAAGATAATAATTGCAAAAATACATTAAATTTATGATTTTTATGTAATGTTTTTGACCTTAATAAAGAAGTTGTTATTATGATTGTGAAGATTAATAGAATAAATAATATTAGGTTTATCAGTTTGGTATTTAAAAAATATTGTATTCTTTGATACAATGACCCGTAACTATGGTTTTTAAATATATTATACTTACTATATTCTTCTTTTGGGGTTTTATTTGTGTCTTGGTTTTTATTTGTATCTTGGTTTTTATTTGTAATTGGTTTTTTATTTGTATCTGGTTCTTTATTTGTATCTGTAGTTGTAGAATTTTGGTTATTCATAATATATAATATAAATACATATAATTATATAAATAACAATAACAAAAGTATGTCTAAAAATATAGTAAATACGAATCCGCGGGGTTTTAGGAACCAAAGATTGTATGCTAATTTTATTATCTATCTGGATGACAAAGATAATAATAAAGATGCAAATACAAAAGTGGAACCAGTAAAACCGGTACCACATGTAACACCAGTAAAACTTGTATCAATATATACCGGATTTTTTGACAGTAGAGACCCAAATAGATATAAGGAAAAAATGCTTGTTTTATTGGAACGCGAAATAATGCGGCAACACTTGATGAAAAAATTATTTCCTTTTTCTCAACCAATTCAATTACCAAAAATAGCGGCTCCATCACCGTCAGATTCGCCAAAAAAAACAAAACGAAAAGTAGATATTAATATGGAAATACAACACTTGGATGACCTCATAAAATTAATTGATACTTATCCATTAGACGAGGAAATAGAGTATAACATTAATATGGAAGCCTTGCATAACATAAAACGATATTTGGTTCGGTTCCAAAATATGATTGGAATGAAAAACATGAAAAAAAACATTTTAGACCAAATTTTATATTTCGTTCAAGACCTTCATCTTGGAGGAAAAGGTATTTCAAGGGGCGATTATTTGCATACAGTAATTTATGGACCACCTGGTACCGGGAAAACGCATGTGGCCAAAATTATCGGAAAAATTTTTAGCAAACTCGGAATTTTAAAAAAAGAAACATTTAAAAAGGTCACGCGAAGTGATTTGGTTGCTGGATTTTTGGGACAAACTGCGATAAAAACGAGGGACGTAATAAATGAATGTCTAGACGGGGTACTGTTTATTGATGAGGCTTATGCATTGGGCAATTCGGAGAAAAAAGACAGTTTTTCCAAAGAATGCATTGATACGTTGTGCGAGGCATTAAGTAATTATAAGGAAAATTTAATGGTTATTATTGCAGGATATGAAAGTGAATTAAATGAGTGTTTTTTTAATTATAATAAAGGTCTAGATTCGCGTTTTACTTGGAGATTCAAAATTGATAATTATGATGGGTCTGATTTACATAAAATATTTTTAAAGAAGATATCCGATTACGGTTGGAAAACGGATGATTCTTTGAGCGAAGACTGGTTTATTAAAAATATGTCATATTTTACCTTTTATGGCCGGGACATGGAAGTACTTTTTTCCAAAACAAAGATTGCGCATAGTCGGCGTATTTTTTGCAAATCTGCTGAAATAAAAAAAGTGATTACGATGAAAGATTTAGAAAAAGGGTTTGAAATGTTCTTGGATAATGAAGAGGTGAAAAAACGAAAAGAAACTGACTTGCATAAATATATGACAAATACAATGTATGTATAAATTGATTTAAAAATATATAATATAATATAATATTGTATGATTGATACTATTGTTTTTTTTCATGCCCATGTGAATGGTGATTGTTATTTAACTAGGAAACTTGTTAGTTATATTATCAAAAATACACAAAATAATAATATAAAATATTATTATACAGCATTACGTTCATTTGGATCATATTGTCAAGATATTGGTATTCCGAATGAAAATTTTAATCATTCGGCTTGCATAAATAAAATAACTCAAATGGGGTGGCAAGATCAAAATATACATAAAGAAAAAGTATTTTATATTGAAAATGATATTTTGTATATAGATGTATGGATCGGATATGTACTGTCCAAAAAATCTTTATGTTGCATGTGTTTAAAAAATGCGATTCCTTATTGGAATAATCTAATACGCGAGATAAATAATGAATGTAATTTCAATATAGATATGATACCGATAGATGATAATCCGTATTTGCCAATAAAATACCAAGAGCTTGACCTTGAATTTTTAGATATATATATAAATGAAAAGAAAAAAAAATATAAAAAAGTAATTTTAATATATAATATAACCCCAACAACTATATTTTTAAATATAGACAATAAAAATATTGTGACTATATTATCAGAAACATATAAAAATTATTTTTTTATAACATTCACAGATTTACATTTAGATAACACGAATATAGTATCATTTAAAACAATATATGACCAAAATAATAAAACTTTACCAGTAGCGTATGGTTTTGAATTTTCATATTTAAGTAATATATGTGAGCATGTTATATGTTGCATGAGTGGGATATGTCAATTCACTTTTAATTATGAAAATATGAATAATAAAGATAAAATAATGATGATTGTTGATTTAAATAATAACCCAGCGAGTCGTGATTTAGTATGTACTCAGACAACAGATGAATTTTTATGTACTGATATTTACAATTTATATATTAACATGCATCATTATAACACTGATATGATATTATGTAAGGATATAATAAGATTTATAAAGGACGTAGATGAATCACCAATAGAAGAATGTTGAAACTCAAATAAATGCCGTACATAAAATGCAATTATGAATCACTTATAAATAGTAAAATTAGTAAAATTAGTAAAATGATGAAAATTGTTTTTTTGGTGTATAATAACAAGTATGTCCAAAAAAACAATTAAAATAACTCCCGCATTATTTAACGTTGGTATTAATAAAACATTTAAAAATAGAGAAAAGAAAACAAGGCCAGTTATTCCACCTTTAATCAATCCGAATCTAATTAAAAAACAACTGTTAAATAAGATTAAGGAACATAAAGAACATGAGAAAGAAAAATCCGTTGCAAGTAAAACAGACATAAAATTCAATGACCAAATAACTGGTGCAAAGAATCACGATACTAATACAACATTTACAGACGAATTTCGTGACTCTCTGGATTATTTGTCTAGTTTATCAAAAAAAGAGAAAGAAAAAGAGAAAGTACCCGTGAAACCACCGGTACAAAATAATAAAACATTAAAGAACACCGACAGTTATAATGATTATTCTGGTCATAATTTTGGTCATAAATTTATTCCAATGCCCCACGTAGAATTAGACTTACCTGAAGAACTGTGGGAATCAACTCATGTTTCAATGGAACCATCTCCGATAAAAATCAATTATCCACCGGCCGTAAATAATGGGACTCCGTATGGCTGTCTTAAAAATGGTAGTAAGCCAACATATAGAATATGGCAACAAAATCAAACTAGAAAAAACTATGATACAATTGAAACTCCTGTAAAAATGCAACCTATACAAACTACTAATACAATTGTTTCGGACAGAGAAAGAAAATTGGAACTTTTAAAAAAAAAAATGAAACAACGCGAAGAAGAAGCTGAAGCGAAAGCAGAAGCTGAAGAAGAGGCGGAAGCAGAAAAACAATTATTAAATATGCCAATGATTCAACTTCCTCCGACTAATACTATTTTACCGAAAACGATGGAACATAATATTTTTGTAGAAGATAAAATTGTTGTGGAAGAAAAGCCGGTATCCATGTCTATTAAGAAAACAATTCGTAGAAAATATATTCTGGGAAAATCAATAAAACATAGAAAAGTGGGCATCCTTATAAAAGACAAAAATACAAGGAGAAAAATTATTGATGCACAAAAGGAATTAAAAAAGAAAACTATTCAAGAAGTCAAAAAGTATTTAAAAGACCGCGGATTAATAAAGGCAGGTAGTAATGCTCCAAATGACGTTATTAGAAAGACCTATGAAAGTGCGATGCTAACGGGAGATATAGCAAACGTGAATCGTGAAACATTATTACATAATTTTTTAAATGATACACATCCTGAACCATAATTTAACAATTTTTAACAATATTTTTTAACAATATTTTTAACAATATTTTTTAACAAATTCTAATAATTTATAAAAAATATTTATCTAATCATAAATTAAGTTGCATATAACTTATGGAAACGATAAAAAATAAAATACCAGATACCACAAAACAATTTTTTGACGAATTAAGTGATTATTTGAATACAAAATTACTGTTTTTTGGAAGTGTTCAGCGAAGTGATTATTTTCCAGGTGAAAGTGATATTGATGTAGATATATTTACAGACAATGAAAATCAAACTATTACAAAACTGCAACATTTTTTACATGTGAAACGTAAAGATTTTAAAAAATTTGTATGGCGATTAAATCACAACAATACGATTGCTTATGGTCATAAAATTTTTTATAATAATAAAGAAGAAGGAATCATGGTTGAGTTTTCTATTTATAATGAAAAGTACAAGCAAGGAATATTAAAGGAACATTTAATGAAAACGGATTTGCCATTTTACGCGTCATTTTTGTTAATTATGTTAAAGTTTCTGTATTATAATTTAAAATTTTTAGATAAAAACACTTTTACTTATTGGAAAAAGAAAATATTATCCAGTGGAATTGGACTACCGGAAGACCAGTTTGTAGTTTTTGAACCGAAATAATATGCGGATACTCATATTTTTATAATTACGAAATTTTATTTTTAATAAATAATAAATATAATAAATATAATAAAGATATTATAATAATTTATAATTAATATGAAAAGATATTTTATTGATTTAGATAATACTTTATGTAAAACAACGAATAGCGATTATGAAAATTCAAAACCAATTATTGAAAGAATAAAATATGTAAATGAACTTAAAAATACTGGAAATCATGTTACAATTTGGACTGCTCGTGGTGCAACTAGTGGAATAAATTATAAAAATTTAACAACTATGCAATTAAATGAATGGGGTGTGCAATATGATGACATTCTTATGGGAAAACCGAATTATGATGTCTATATTGATGACAAATCTTTTAATGTAGAGTCTTACTGGCCATTACCAAACGATAGTGATATTAAATCCAAAAAATTACAAAGTGAAATAGTAGTAAAAGGATGGGGAAAAGAAATCATTTTTGTTAATAATCCAGAATATTGCGGAAAAATTCTTTGTTTTGATAAAGGGAAAAAGTTTTCAATGCATTATCATATACAAAAAAAAGAAACGTGGTATGTAGCAAAAGGTAAATTTTTATTACACTGGATAGAAACTGAGAATGGAATATATCATAGTGAATATTTAAATATTGGTGATGTTGTAACTAACGAAAGAGGGGAACCACATCAGGTTGTTGCACTGGAAGATAGTGAATTGTTTGAGGTATCCACCAAGCATTATGATGAAGATAGTTTTAGAATATGGAAAGGTAATTAAGTTATTTTGTTAGTAATTATAATAAATAATTATTTATTATTTATTATAATATTGATAATTTTATGGTTTAGAACATACTATCATAAAACTATTATTTAAATCTATGCCACTTTTAAATATATTTTTCATATTATGATCTATTAAAAAATTATTCAATAAATCGGGTGTTAAACAATGTTTGTGTTTTTTATTGTTCCATGGTCTCCAATATTTTTGAGAAAAGTCTGGTAAATATAAAAATAAAATACCATCCGTATTAATTTTGGAAATCCAATATTCTAGCGTTTCTGACCAATTATCCACATGTTCTAAACAATGACTTGAGTAAATAAATTCTACATTATCATCCGGTAATTTATTTGCATGAAACCCATCTGGTAAAGATATATCAATTCCTCTAGCTTCAGGTAGTTTCCATTCCTCTTTACAAAATCCAATATCATAACCATTTCCTTTGCAAAAATGTTTAGCATATGGTATTGAAAATTGAGATGCATTTCCGAGTGATTGAAAATAAGGATATTTGTCTCCACTAAATTCTAATAAATCCATTATATTATATTTAAACATAAAATATTTAAGTTATAATATTATAATAATTATAATATTATAACTTAAATATTTTATGTTTAAAATTCTAGTTGTTGGAGATATAATTCTAGATATAAATTATATATGTGAAACAAACAGAATAGCACCTGAGGCTAATATTCCGGTTTATAATGTTTTAGATACAACATATATATTAGGAGGAGCGTCAAATGTTGCAAAAAATTTAAATAATTTAAATTGTAATGTTGAAATTATATCTATTATTGGAAATGACATAGTAGGAGAAAAAATCATATCATTAATAAATGAATGTAATATAAAAAATAAACTTTTTATAGACATAAATAGAAAATCAACACAAAAAAATCGGATAATAATTAATAATTCAATTGTTACTAGGTATGATATAGAAGATACATATGATGTAAATGATACGTTTTCTGATAAAATTATAGAATATATAAAATCACAATCAAATATAGATGCAATAATTATTTCTGATTATGATAAAGGAGTTGTTACTCGGTATATGTGTGAAAAAATAATTTATTATTGTAATAATAATAATATTTACACTTTTATTGATCCAAAAATAAAAGATATCTTAAAATACAAGGGATGTTTTTGTTTGAAACCAAATATGAATGAAGGTACAATTTTATCAGGTGAAACAAAAATTAATAATATTATTGGATATATTAAAAAAAAAATAAATTGTGAAAATATTGTTTTAACGTGTGGTAAAAATGGAATATATACTAATAGTGAAGAAAATCACATAATGCATGATAATACGATACAAGTTCTAGACGTAACTGGTGCGGGCGACATCGTTACAAGTGTTTTAACATACTCTTATTTACAAAATAAAAATATATTATTCGCATCAAAGGTTGCAAATTATATTGGAGGTAAAAGCGTTCAAACTTTAGGAAATTACAACTTAACACTAAATGATATTCATGAGTATTATGAATCAATTTCATATTCAAATAAAATTATATATGATTCTGATTTTGATAATATAACTAATATTTCTAAAAAAAACAATGTCGTATTTACGAATGGCTGTTTTGATATATTGCATTCTGCACACATTAAATTACTTAAATTTTCAAAAAAACAAGGCGATATACTTGTAGTTGGATTAAATTCGGATGATTCTATTAAACGTCTCAAAGGGACTACAAGACCAATCAATAATATTCAAGAAAGATCAACAATATTAGCACAATTTGATTTTATAGATTATATTATTATTTTTGAAGACGATACACCATTAAATATATTAAAATTATTGCAACCAAATATAATGGTTAAGGGTGGAGATTATAAAAAGGAAGAAATAATCGGAGCAGAATATGCAAAAAATGTAATATTATTTAATTTTATTAATAATAAAAGTACTAGTTTAGTAATACAAAAAATAAATAGTCAAAAAAATAATTGTTTATGATAATATCATAAATTTACTAGTATTTTATAATTAATTAATTATTTATAAAATAATATTTTAATTTTTCGCCGTTTTATTAAATACTCCAAACTCAGACGGCTATCTCCTCCGGAGTTCAGTGACTTTTCGCTTCGTTTCAGGCTTCGGCTCGATCCAATTCACATTTTGCAAAAAGGTTTGTTGATATTTTTCAGGTCTAACCTACATATAATTGATGATATAAAATCTTTGATTTTTATTTTATTTATAAGTTTTATTCTTGTTCTTTGTCAATAATAACTTCCTTTGCGATATTTTTAATAATTTTATTGTAATTATTTATATCATCATCATTCGTAGCACCACCCATGGATTGATTTACGATTGCCAAAAATTTGTCACATTTAACAGATTCTGGGTCTTTATGCTCTGGGTTCTCTTGACGCCATTCATTTATCTGTCGTTGATTTTTGTGTGCAACATGTTTAATCATTTTAGTAATTTTTTCATTTGTTCCATTTTCTTTTTCCCAGGCATTTTCGTCTTTTACATACATCGTTTCTCTTTTTATATCACTGCAGTGAATCGGTCGCTTACATACGTCCAAGTCTTTTAATTTATTCACTACAATGTGACTGATTCCTTTTACATAACCCAGTTCTCCAACTCTTTCCAAATCTGTTAATTTCAATTGTAAAGAATTCACAAAGTCCATAATATTCATGGCGTCCTTGCATTGCTCATTTAAAAAGAAGTTTAAATTAAACTTATTCTTTGTTGTATTATTTGAATTTATATTGGTGTTATTATTTCCAACTCCTTTACTGACTAATTCTACGATTAAAGACTTGAATTCATTGTTTTGTTTCAACAGTTCCATTACAAGTTCGCTTGTTATTATATTATTCGGTACGTCGGTTTGGGGCTTTAATACTTCTTGCTGCACAACTGAGGTATCGGGTACAGAATTTATTTTGCATTTTTGTTTATGGTTCCATAAACTAGATTGATGTATATATTCTTTACCACAATCGCATACAAATATTTTAGCAACTTTTGGGCATTTTTTATTCGTAAGTTGCGCAGTATGTTTTGCATTCTTATGTTTCAGTGCCAAATTATGTTTATCATAACTACTTTTCTTATCAGTCGCATAGCAACATTTTGTACAATAAAATCGCGTAGCAACTTCTGGGCAACTAATTTTCGTCATTTTTAATTCTTCTGGTTTTTCAGGTTCTTTAGATTTTAGTTTAGGTTTTGGCTCAGGTTTTGGTTTTGGTAATGGTAACGGTTCAATGCTATTTAAGGTTGCTTTTAATGAAATAAAATATTCCTGCTCTTTTTTTCTGGCTTCATAATGGTCATGGCAATTATAAAAATTTACAATTTCCATTTTCCAATTTATCCATCCACCGTTATTTCGGATAACTGTATATAATTTACATTTATAATTAGCTGATTTTTGATTGGTACAACTTCGTTTATGAGCATGTTTCCTTTGAACAAAGTTTGTGGTATGACCCACATATACATCTGTAATGGTTGGTTCTATGCAAGTTATTTTATAAATGATAGTATTTGAATAATCAATCTCTAATTTGGGCATGATATTATTTATATCTTATATTTATATTATTTATTTTAAAATGTTTTTGAAATAATTTTAAGATTTCCTAAATACTTTTCCCCAAAATATTGAAAAACTTTTCAATAACGACCTTTAAAAAAGAACTTAGGTTTTAGACCATTATGCTCTAAATCCATTTTTGGCTAAAACATGCAATTTTTTACTTTAAAAGTTTTTTTGGCCAGAAAAAAAAGGACAAAAAAAATGTCCATTTTTGATTCGCCGAAAAAACTTTTGAAAACGGAAATCGTGTGACTGAGATTTTACATCAGATTTTTTTATTACATGTTTGACCGCGCATATCCCGTGGAATATACTTTATAAAATAAGATTAAAGAGAGAAAGCGTATAAATAGTAAGATTCCTTTAAATTTATCATGGCACTTGTAAAGGATTACTTAGAAAAAACAATTCAATATCAAAACCAATATGGTGAAAAAACCCTCGTATTAATGCAAGTGGGTGCTTTTTTTGAAGTGTATGGTCTTGAAAATAAATTAACGGGAGAAATTACCGGAAGCCAAATTGTGGATTTCTCTCGCATTTGTGATATGAATATTGCAGATAAGAAAATTTGCGTGGGAAAAGAAGGCGTTTTAATGGCAGGATTTGGACATTATATGATTGACAAATATTTGAAGAAACTGCAAGAAGCCGGATATACAACCGTTGTTTATACCCAGGACGAACAAAATAAAAATACGACGCGCAGTCTATCCGGTATTTATTCGCCAGGAACCTATTTTTCTAGTGACACGACGGATATTATTTCTAATAATACTTGCTGCATTTGGATACATGTTTCTAATGCATTAAAAACTGGGGGATTAGGAAAAAGAATGGTCCATATCGGCGCTGCCAATATTAATATTTATACAGGGAAGTCCGCTATGTTTGAATTTTATGAAACATATCTTTTGAATCCCACTACGTTTGATGAACTAGAACGGTTTATTAGCATTTATCAGCCGAGCGAATCCATTGTAATTGGCAATCTTCCCATAACGGATTTAAACGAAATTATTAGTTATGCAAATATTTCATGCAAGACCATTCATAAAATCAGTTTATTGAATGATAATTCAGAAGCCGTAAAAAGAGCGCTCAATAGCGAAAAGCAGACGTATCAAAAAGAATTGCTAAAACGTTTTTTCAAGGATATTTCGGATATAGATTTTTTTTACCAGAGTTTTTATCAGAATGCAGTTGCTACCCAAGCATATTGTTTTTTGCTTGATTTTATTTATCAGCATAACCCCAGCCTGACAACCAAAATAAGTGAGCCGACTTTTGAAAATTGCAATGACCGATTGATTCTGGCAAACCATTCTTTGAAACAATTAAATATTATTGATGATTTACAAGGGGTAGGTAATAAATTTTCGTCCGTAGAGAAGATTTTAAATATTTGCATTACCTCCATGGGTAAGCGCCATTTTTCTTATCATTTTTTGAATCCTACGACGGACCCAACTTTTTTGGAAAAAGAATACAATATTACCGAGCACATTCTTCAGAAATACACAGAATATGAGTTTTTGAAACCAAAATTGCAGACCATCAAAGATATTTCACGATTAAATCGCAATATTATTATGAAAAAAATTTCACCCAAATCATTGCGGCAATTATACAAAAATCTTTTTGTTGTTCAGGAATTGGCACAAATTATAAAAAAGGATACTGTCTTTTCCGATTATTTGATTTCCATGGTTGTACAATTTGAAAATGTAGATAATTATTCAGAAGAACTTGTTCAATTTTGTGAAAAGAATTTTTGTATGGATTTATGTGAGGATATTGAAGTTACACAGCAGTTTGAAACAAATTTTATTCAGCGAGGAGTAAATACAAATTTAGATGAAAATACGCAGTTATATCTAGAATCAATGGATAAATTGGAGGCTATTCGCATCCATTTGAATTCATGCATCGCCAAATATGAAAAAAATGCCAAAACGAGCGACTATATAAAATTGCACGAAACCGAAAAAAATAATTTCAAGCTTGTCGCAACCAAACGTAGGTGTGTGATTTTAAAACAATCGTTTCCAAAAATGGGACCAAACATATTTTTGAATTATAAATCATCATACGACCAACAAGAAAAACAATTTGAATTTCTTATGGATACTGATGCACCGCTTTATTTTCACGCACAAACGGCGAGTAATGATTCCATCGGGAATAAACAAATAGATGAATTATGTAAAAATATTAGTTCTGTAAAAATCCAGTTGAAGGATTTATTGACTCACATTTATATGGACCTGTTAAAACAATTATCCGAATTTCAAGAGCAGATAGAAACGATTATTCAATTCTTGACTATGGTAGATGTTGTTCTTGTTAAAGCCACAATTGCCAAAAAATACAATTATTGCAAGCCGACCATACAAAAACAAGAATCCGATAAATCCTTTGTTGATGCAAAAGGATTGCGCCATTGTTTAATAGAACATATTCAACAAAACGAATTATATATCACAAATGATATTATACTTGGTAAAACGAACAGCGAGAACAGTAATAACAGCAATATTAACGGAATTCTGTTATACGGAACCAACGCAGTTGGCAAAACGAGTCTAATACGAGCGCTCGGCATAGCCGTAATTATGGCTCAATCAGGGTTATACGTTCCTTGTAGTTCATTCCTTTTTTCGCCGTATAAATACATTTTTACGCGCATTATTGGAAACGATAATATTTTCAAAGGGCTCTCTACGTTTGCAGTGGAAATGTCTGAACTACGAACTATTTTACGCTTGTCGGACAAAAATAGTCTTGTTCTCGGAGATGAATTGTGTTCCGGTACGGAAAGCATATCGGCGCAGAGTATTTTTGTAGCGGGAATACAACAACTTTTCCACAAGGAAAGCAGTTTTATTTTTGCAACGCATATGCATGAAATCATTCATTATGATGAATTGGATGCAATGCCGACAGTGCATCTAAAGCATATGTCTGTTATGTATGATAAAGAACGGGACCTATTAGTCTATGATAGAAAGCTAAAAGATGGTCCCGGTGGGAATATGTATGGACTTGAAGTGTGTCGTTCTCTGAATTTGCCAGAGGATTTTTTAGAACTGGCCAATTCTATACGAATGAAATATTATCCTGAAACGGCGAGTATTCTTTCTCTAAAGACATCTCATTATAACAGTCAAAAAATTGTTGGAAAATGTGAGGTATGTAATAAAGAAATGGGCACCGAGGTGCATCATTTGCAACATCAACAAATCGCGAATCAAGACGGTTTTATTCATAATGAAGTAAATAGTTTTCATAAGAATCATCCAGGAAATCTACTTACCGTTTGCGAAAAATGTCATCATGCATTTCATAAAAAGGATGAGAAATCTAAAAAGAAGGTAAAGACTACAAAGGGGATCCATTTAAGTGCTTAACCCCCTTTTCCATACTTCAAAGAAATTATTATAGCAGCACCCCCAACCACCACGTTCCGAATAATCTACATAAAAATTGTTTTGTTTTAAAATAGTATCAATATAGTTTTTATGGTCAATATTATGATAATCATTTTCC